ATTAAATAGATCACAACAAGCCGTATCCAGGCAGTTTAATAACCTGGTTAAATGGGGCTACATCGAGAAGGTAATTAAAGAGAATGCCTTACGAGCTAGAGGAAGAAAAGGTGCAACCTGGAGAGTTATTTACGATCCTGAACTAACAGCCGATGACATTGCTGTAGCAACCACAGATCCAAGAGTTGAAGAGAATAAGGCTCAAGATACTATAAAGGTAGTAGCCAAAGTCCAAGCTAAAGAAGAGAAGATAAAGGCTAAGTTATCTGAAGCACAAACTAAGTTAGTGGAAAGCATTACACAACGATACTTAAAGGATGAAAGAGAATACTTCCCATACGATACAGTCTTTAATGCCGTTACTACATATCTATCAGGACAACAAACAATAGATGCCTGGAATAAGATAGGATCAGGGCTGTTGTCACCTATTGAGAAAGGATACTTAAAGCCTAATAGTGCTATGGGATCTGTGTTTAAATCACAACGTGATGTTGTTAATAGTAGTAATACACAACGTGAGGTTGTTAAACATGTAAATAGGAATGTAGAAAAAACAACACCTGATGTTGTACCGGTAGTGCATATTTCACAACACAATGATGTTGTACATAACTCTAATAATATAACTATAAATAATAGTATAATAGAAAATGGAAAAGAAATGACAAAGAGATATGCACACATGCTAGATGAAGTGATGGGAACAAGAGGAAGTTGGAGATGGGATATGAGGCAAGAAGCTATGGCTGAAGACATTGCCAGGATGGGAATAACAGTAGATCAGTTTACCGATACTGTTGAGAAGATACTGAAGCATAAACGTAAAGAAGGAATACAACCGCCATATACTATGAGCTACTTCAAGGCTGTGTTTACTGAAGACAAGCCAGTTAGTAATGTTAAAGACATAACCAAAGCATTGACCAGGAGCTTTAAATTATAAATATACAAAACCTAGACGTTGATCTAGAATGTGTACAACTAGGAAAACAATGATGATTCACACGCATAGAAAAACAAAAAACCTGGGCAAAAAAAAGCGACCTTTGGGGGTGGTACCCTCGTGCGAGGTATAAGGGGAGTTCACAAAATTATTTTCCATTTTTTCATTAGGAGGAGCATATGAGAAAACCAAGACAAGTTAGAACTATAAGACGTACCAAAGCACAAATGGAAGTTGATCGTATTGATTTATTAAAGCAAAATATTGAGCCATGTGAAGACGAGATGTTTTTTGAAGACAATCCTATTGCAGTTGCAGAAACCACTCCTGGATCTCCTACTGAGGAAGTGGGTAGGGTTGTTAGAGCATTACCGGAGGTTGCTTTTGGCATGTCCAGTCTTAGTGAAATCATGGATACCAGTTCTAATCATTATCGATTTAAGCATGGTTCGGCATTTGATGGTGTTCGTTACACTTATGAGAAGAAGAAAGAAACAAATAATTAATTGGAGGGAAAAGTTAGATGGCAAGTATAAATAAAGTTTTTATTATGGGTAATGTTGGAAGAGATCCTGAAGTAAAGGCATTTCAAAATGGTGACAAGATAGCTAATTTTTCTATAGCCACTTCTGAGAAATGGACTGACAAGGCAACCTTAGAAAAGAAGGAAGTCACGCATTGGCATAGGGTTGTTGTTCGCAATCAAAACACAATTAAGTTAGTTGAGAATTACGTTAAGAAAGGCTCTTCAGTTTATGTTGAAGGAAAGCTTGTTTATCGTAAATACACGGCTTCTGATGGTGCTGAAAAGACCAGTACTGAGGTTGTTATAGGACCATTCAATGGTGACATTGTTTTATTGGGTTCTAAAGAAGATAAGCTAAATGAACAAGACAAAACTAATCAGGATCTAGATGATGAAATCCCCTTCTAAAAAAAGAGTTGTTCCTAAAATGGGTAATTTGGGTGAAGTTCGTGAGATATCGAAAAAGCTCAAAGGATCTGACGTTATATTTGAAAACCGAGAGAAGATTGCTGAAGCCTTAATGGGTTTAGCGACTGCCAAGATAACTGATATTTTGGATTGGGATAGTGAAGGCAATGTGAAAGTTATGGACCCTAGAGATATTCCTGAACATGCGTTGCAATCTATCCGGAAGATCCGGGCTGTGCCGGTTGGTGATAGTGGCAAGATGCAATTAGAAGTTGAGATGATTGACAAGGTGCGTGTGTTGCAAATGGTGGCTAAGTCGGCTGGTATTTTAGACAGAACTCCTGAGAGTGAGAAGCCAAGTGTAATTGAAATTAACATGGTAGGACCTAAAAATGGAAAAGCCTAATGAGATGAATCTAGACTTCAGCACCTCGCCTAATGTGTGGAAGTTTTTAAACGATAACAGCTTTGTTCGAGGTATTATGGGTCCAGTTGGGTCCGGCAAGAGCTATGCTTGTTGTGCTGAGATATTTAAACGTGCCGTTCAGCAAAAGCCTTCACCAGTTGATGGCATTAGATACACCAGGTTTGCTGTTGTTAGAAACAGTTATCCTATGCTTAAAACCACTACGATTAAAACGTGGCTGGAATTATTTCCGGAGCATATTTGGGGCAATTTACATTGGTCACCACCTATTACGCATCATTTAAAACTACCGGCTAGAGGTGATGCTTCCGGTATTGATTGCGAGGTTATATTTCTTGCTTTAGATCAACCCAAGGACACTCGAAAATTATTATCTATGGAATTAACTGGAAGCTGGGTCAATGAGTGTCGAGAATTACCAAGTGCCGTTATACAAGGATTATCGCATCGTGTTGGAAGATACCCTTCTATGAAAAATGGAGGCACGACCTGGAGAGGAATTTGGATGGATACTAACCCGATGGATTCAGATCATTGGTATTATCGTTTGGCTGAAAAAGAAACACCTAAAGGAAAGTTTGCCTGGAAGTTTTTTAGACAGCCTGGTGGAGTTATTGAGATTCCTACTGAAGATGTTCCGGCTGAAATACCTGAAGCTCAAGGTTATATATCGGCTGGTAGTCGCTGGTTTAAAGAAAATGAGAAAGCTGAGAATATTCACAACCTACCTGAAGGGTATTACCAAGCTTTACTTGGTGGAAAGAATTTGGATTGGGTGCGTTGTTATGCTGAAGGAAAATACACTTACGTTCAGGAAGGAAAAGCTGTGTGGGAAGAATATGATGACGTAACTATGTCGGCTGAACTTATGCCAACCGAAAATATACCAGTACAAATAGGATTAGACTTTGGATTAACTCCTTCGGCTGTCTTTGCTCAAAGATTGCCTAATGGTGCCTGGCATGTACTCCATGAGATTGTAACATTCTCAATGGGCTTGGATAGATTTGTTGATGTACTAAAAAGTGAAATGGCTATCCGGTTTCCTGGTTACGAATTTATGGTTTGGGGTGACCCGGCTGGTGGAGCTAGAGATCAACACTATGAGGTTACCAGTTTTGATTTCTTAAAAACGCATGGTATTTTTGCTCGCCCTACTGCAACTAATGATTTTAGAGTTAGACGAGAAGCGGTTGCGATGCCGATGAATAGATTGGTCCAGGGCAAGCCCGGCTTCCTGGTTAACAAGAAATGTTTACGTCTAAGAAAAAGTTTAGGTGGTGGTTATCATTATACCAGGGTGGCTATCGGTGCTGGTCAGGAAAGATTTAAGGATAAACCTAATAAGAATGAACATTCCCACGTTGGTGATGCTTTAGGCTACTGCCTTTTAGGTGGTGGAGAAATGAAACGAATGACGAGAGGAACAACTAGAAATGCTCAACCGGTTATTGCGAACCAGGAATTTAATATTTTCGCCTAAAAAACTAAAAGATAGGCAGATTGTAAAGAGATATCAGGACCGAATACTCGGAAATAGGACTAGTAATGGAAGGAAAAATATAAATGTTTACGGCAGAAGAACTGATGCAAGTGATGAAACTTGATGGTCATAAAAACCGGATAGTTGCTTTTCAACCTAATCACATACACATGGCATCCTTTAGAGATTTTGACCAAGAAATACTGGATGGCTATGGAAGACCACATATTCAGGACTATGCTGTGGATGGTTTAAGCTATTCCGCTATGTGTGACGGCAAAGTGTTCGTCATGTTTGGGCTTTATCCTTTATGGAAAGGTGTAGCTGAAGCCTGGATGTTGCCTTCGGCTGAATTAGCTGACCGAAAAATGGTGTTTCATAAAGCATGTTTAAGGTTTTTTCCCTATGCATCTGCAAAATTAAAGCTTCATAGAATACAAACTTATGTACGTTCTAATAATGTTCAGGCTGTCAGATGGATGGAAATGATGTACTTTAATCGGGAAGGACTATTGCAGAGATATGGTCCTGATATCAACGACTACTACGTTTATGGGAGATTATTCTAATGGGTGGTTTATTCGGTGGTTCAAAACCACCTCCAGGTCCTTCACAAGCTGAGTTAGATGCTCAAGAACAAAGAGAATCTAGGGCTGAAACGGCTGAAGCTTCTGAAAAAAGAAAGATTGCTTCTAAATCTAGATCGAGAAGAACTGGTGGAAGTCGATTATTAATGACTCAAGAAAGAGAGAACCCAGCTTTGGGTAATGAAATGGATCAAGCCACACTTGGACCAGGAAGAAACCCAAGAGCATGAGGTCGCATCCTAGAAATCCTAGAAAAGTAGAGGACAACGAAAATGCCAAACGTATCGTACAAGACAAGCAAAGGGATGAAGACAAAGCACTTTCCTTACAGCAAAGCGGGAATGGATCAAGCAAAAAAGATGGCAACTGAAACTGGTGGTAAGTTAAGTAAATCTCTTAACTCGGCTGGTAAATTAAAAATGAAAAAGAGTAAGTCATATGCG